CAAGCTATTATTAATAAATTTGATAATGCTGAATTCTTCCCTGATAAGAATAAAGTTCTTGATGAATATTATAATGCTAATAATATAGATGAACGTCTATACTTTGTAGCATCTGATAATCATTATATTGAAGTACTTTTAAGTGAGTAATAAAATATGGCAAACTATGCATACAACAATATAACTTTTGTAGTACCAGCTGAAGAAAAAGATATAATTGATTTAGAGTTCTTAGCAACCAATATTAATTATCTCTTCAGTAAAAGTACTCAAGTTAATGAAATAACTCAAGCTATATCTGAAGCTTATGAAAAACCAATATATAACTTTGATAGACGTGATAACTTTTGTTGGATAGACGATGATGGTATTTCTTATAATGAAGATTATAATGAATATACTTTCGATATATCCATAGAAAGTGCATGGTCTCCAGTTATTGATAGAATTACAGAGTGGGTTCAATCTATATATCCAAACGTTAGCGTTCTTGGATTATGTGAAGAACCAGGATTTGAAATCTATATCAATACTGATACTGAAGGAAAGTATTATCAAACTAGATATAAGATATGGATGGGAACTGAAGATGGTGATTCTTATGATTATGAATGTAATAATATATCTGAAATCTTAAATATCCTTAAACCATATATTGAGTTTGATCATGAACCAAAATACTTATCTGAAATTCAAAGTAAGATTGATGAGTATATGGAATCAGATGAAATGATTAATAATATAGAGTCTATTGAATTACATGAATACGATACAGAAGATGGTTGTACATTTGCTGAAATGGATCATTTCATTCCACAACCTAAAAATTAACATTATGATAACCCTACTGAAAGGAGGTTATCATGAGAAATCCTTACTCTTTAAGTATGGTACAGTCAAGTTCTAATGAACCAGAGGTTATTAAACTTACTAATATTCCTCCATATGATTTAAATGATTGGAACTTGGCTGACCAAAAAGATTTCAAGAAATTCTTATCAGAGTTAGAGAAATCAGTACGTGGATCATTTGAATACCAACAGTATATCCAATATCTACGTAACTCATTCAATATGAACAGTTGTGCGTTTTACAGAAACGTATCAAACGTTCCAAATCCTAAGATTAAGATTCATGTACATCATGATCCAATTACTCTATACGATATCTGTACAATTGTATTCCGTAAGAGACAAACTCTTGGAGAACCAATTGATGAAGAATCTATTGCTAAAGAAGTAATGTGGAATCATTATAATGGATTCGTTGGTTTAATACCATTATCCGAAACAGCTCATGAATTAGTTCATGCAAATTACTTATTCGTACCATGTACTCATGTATTTGGTGATTATAAAGAATTTGTAAATATGTATAAACAGTTCTTTACACTAGATCAATTAGATCTCCTCAAAGATATTGAAGATGCATCTGCATTGTATACTAGTGATAGAGCTAAGCATTTATTTGAACAACGGTTTACGTATGTTGATGACAGTGGAGCTTATGATTTACCAGATAAGCAAAAGATTATTCAAATGCTCAATGAACGTAAACAAGAGTTATATAATTCTTTATAGTTTTTATTTAAGTATAATAATTCCAACATATAGATAATTAAAAGATCACGAAGATTTGTATACAGCAGTAGATGATTAGTCTACTCCAGAGTACAAATCTGATCTATTGGAATTATTATCTAATGAGGTAAGAAAATGAAATTTGACGTTTTAAAAGAATTATCAGAAAATTACAAATTAGAAAATACTGATTCCAATGCATTGCAAGAAATGAGTCATGATCTACATGATATTCTAGAACAAGTAGAAGAACTTCAAGCGGCTCCTGAATTCCCAGTTGCGGCGGTTCCAGTTTTTGAAGCTGCGAAGGAAGATGGTTCTAAAGTTCTAGTGGTAGATGCCTACGACCTAGCTCGATATATGGAATCGGCTTTGGAAACGGATCCTTTGACTGCTATTGGAAATATCAAGTCAGATAACTTGATTCCAGATGATGCTAAGTTTGCTGTCTTAATCGACAAGAAACGCTTAACTAGCATGAAAGAAGCAGCCGAAACAAATCCTAAATCTGGGCTTGTAAACGTTGGTCATGCAACAAACATGCTCAAAAATATTATCAATAAAGGCATTGAATTGGTATCTAAATAAAAGATAAAATTACCCATAGGAGTTAATCTCCTATGGGTATTTACTTTTTATTTTGCTCATTACAAGATATTAATATAAAGGAGGTGAAACAATATGAAAACACTAGATATCTTTTCAGACGCATCTGTATTAGGTAAAGTAGATAAAGCTAAAGGAAACAGAGTCTGTGCTGGAGCCATATCTGTAATTAATGATAGACGTGACAAAGAATATCATTGTATTATCGAAGGCAATACTAATAATTATGGTGAATTGACTGGATTATATTTAGCTATCCAATTAGCAGCTGAATATAAAGATGAGTATACTGAATTCAATATTTATTCCGATAGTAATATCTCAGTTATGGGATTAAAGGAATGGATATATAACTGGGTAACTCATATGGATGAAAATGGTATTATGTATTCATCATCTGGTGCAGAAGTAGCCAATCAGACTATTATTAAATCTATAGTTGATTTTATAATTAATACATTTGATCCAGAAGTTCATCGTATTAATATCTTACATTGCAAAGGTCATGTAAATATCAATTCTGTTTTTAGTATGAATAATGCATATGAATGTCTTGCTAGAAACTTTAGACTACCACCAGATAATTTACCTGATTTGATTCCATATATACAGAAGTGGAATAACTATATTGATGAATCTACTAGAGCTTCATTGATTAGAATGCAATATGGTGTAAATTATAAACTAGATGAAGGTAAATGTGCACCAGCATTTTTTGATGAAAGATTAATTTATCCTATCTATTTTAAGATAGTTAGAAGTATTTTATAGGAGAGAATATAATGTCAAAGCGTAGAATCATTTTATTTGTAAAAACAAGAAACTCTAATGAAAATCATCGTTTAGATGGATATATTAACGTAGAAAATCCTACAGTAGAAGCTAAAGGATTCTTTACATATTTTGATGATACTGAGAAAGTTCATATTACACCAGTTGAAAATGTAGAATATTTTGCAGTAACTTATTCATTGGTAGAATATGCTAAGATGGAAAGATTGACTGATAAGAAAAACTCAGTAGGTCTAATCAATAGTAGCTATACTATTGATACCAATAGAGATAAAGTTATGGATATCATGGATTGCTTTACTCTAGCTAAAGGTAATAAATATATTGCATTTGATACATTTGGTGAAGAATGCGTTAATCGTATCTTTATTCCTATTCAAACAGTTAAGGATATTATCATTAATGATAATAGTGAAGATCCTACACGATATAAAGCAAGTCTATTATTTGATCCTACAGTGCTTAGAGCAGCAGTTGGTAAAGATAATGATTACCGTGTATTAGATATCTTTAAGAATCTTAAACCTGCAGGAATTACTGAACCAGAAGTGATTCAACTATACAAAGCAGGATTCTATGATTTAGATATTCTTCCTGAAGCAATTGCTAAGGGGTTAGATGTATATATCAATCATTCTGAAGAAATCCCTGAAGAAGAGGATACTCCTGAAGCTGGTAAAGTTCAAAATACTGAACCAGATGAAGAATATAAAACTCCAGAAGGAGATAATACATTAAAAACTCATCCTGGATTTAAAGTTCCACCTACTGTAGCTGAAGGTACAGAAATGACTAATGAAAAATTTGCAGGAGCAGTTGTTACTGATCCTAGAATTAATGAAGATGATGAAATGACTGATGAAGAATTAGCTAAAGCTATTGAAGAACAGCTTGAAGTTCCAGATCGGTCAAATAAAAAAGAATCTGAAGAAGATATTATTGCTAAGTCTTTATCAGAAAGTCATAAAGACTTATATGACGAAGTTACTAGTGAATTTAAAACAGAATTAACTAGACTTAAAGCTTTCTCTAAATATCGTTTCCAACAAGAATTAGCTAATGATCATTTAATCAAAGCTAATAATCCTAATTATGAATCGTATCTATTGAATATTGAAGAAGTATATTACGATATTCTAAGAGAAACAGATCCAGATATTGATATATCTTTTGAAGACCCATCTTTTAAAGATAGCTTATATGATTACGTTCATGCATTGTAATTAATATTACCTCCCTAGGATCATAGTTATCCTAGGGAGGAATATACTCTCATTAATTTTTTATATAGCCATATATTATTACAGTGATCTACATATTTCGATTTTTAAAAGGAGGTAGCCATATGGATATCATTAATTTTGTAGATGAGTTCGGCGTTCCTCGATGCGTCGAAGTAGAATCGATAACAAAAGATGAGTACGACAGATTTGGAGGAACCGAAATCACATTGTCACTAACTAATGAAGAAACTGATTCACAACAACAAGGAGAAAATATCATGTTTGAATTTAAACTTAACCCAGGAGTTATCTATGACGTTAACTCAAATGAAAAACCATTCATTCTAACTAGTACTGGTCTAGCATTACCAATTAGTGCTGAAACAGAAATAGAATTTCATAAATGGCATTATGAACGAGTAGCAGCATACATCGAGGAAAAAACAGCTATTCTTCAAGAACGAGCTCTTAAGATCTTTAAAGAAGATATTGAACCAGCTCATGAACAAATGATGGCAGAAAAGCATCACCATCAATGTAATTGTGGTTGTAACCATGACCATAATAAATCTAATGGTTATTTTGGTAATCTTATTGCTAAGCATACTGGAACTGGTAAACCTGAAGAAAAACCATATGATCCAGTAGCTGATAATAAGATTCGTAAGCCAAAACCAAAACCTTATAGTGGAATCTTTGGTAGATATATAAATGGTGATGCACCTAATCCTATAAAAGAATTAGTAGCTCCTGAACATCATCAAGACTTCACTAGTAGTTTAAGATACTATATCGATCCAAATGGTGTAGTATACGTTCATCATACTAAGACTGGTACAACTGATGTAGCAGATGCAGGCGAGATTGATGTATTATATCGTCACTGTCCACAGTTTAAAGTAGAGTATGATAATATGCTTAGAAGTAGAGTAGGTAAACCAGTATATACGGGTAATCCTATTCAAGATGCGATGAATGGTATGGGAGGATTCGCTAGATGATAAAGACAGACAATTCTGGACAAGTGGTCGGATTTAGCTTATCCGATCTTAATAATCCAGAAGCGATGGATATCATCCGTGGTAAGATTAAAGCATCTGAAAGTAGAATTCGTAATGAGTTCATGGCTCAGACTTTATCTTTACGGAATGAGTATATTAATCGCTTAAACAATATCGTGTGTGGTGTGCACATTAGACCAGTTCCATGGAATGAAGCTACAGATGAGAACGAAATCCATGAGTTCTTAAAACAACACCCTGAGTATCAGCTAGATTACAACTTAGAGTTATATGAAGAAAAGATGCTTAGTATGGGACTAGATCCTACTGAAGGAATGTTTAGACAATTCCCTCCTGGGACTGCAGTTCTATCTTCTGGTACAGGAAGACATCTTGCTTATATGGAACAGCTTAAAGAGCAAGAAGGTCTTAATATTCCTGACTTAGAAAACTTCATGGTTGGTGTAACTAAAGAAGCTGATCCAGCAGTGGATACAACAACTGATGAAGAATTGAATCAAATGGTACAAAATACATATCTTGCTGACCAATATCAAATGCAAGCAGCTATTGGATTACCTCCAATGCTACCTAATGGTCAGTATAACTTAGATGCATTGAATGTACCTTTCGGTTGTACGATTCCTTTGATGGAAGTTCCTAAAAGAATCTATGACTTAACTAACTTGCAATATCCAAGAGATATCTCTGCGGAAATGCAAGACCAATCTATTCCATATGAAGATAGATTGGCTACTTATAATGCGATGGTTAAATATACTAATGAGTATAATGAATACATTAAAGGTGCTTGGTATGAAGAAAACAAACAAGCATTATATAATCAAATTCGTGCTCTTATTGACCAACGTAATACAATTCTCTGCTCTCAATGGACTTATATGCAACCACAAGTAAGAGCTAGTTGGGAAAGAGAAATCAACAATATCAACAATCGTGTTCAAGAATTACAAATAAATATCCCTAATCATCCTATGGATGCATTCTATAGATATGAACAACAAATTCTTGAATACAACTATCAAGTTCAAAAGTATAATACTAATAAGCTTAAGTATGAGCATTATAAGTATGAGCAATCTGTAAGAAATAATCCTAATATGGTTACTTTCACTACAGTAGAAGAACTTATAGCAAATGGTTGTCAATTTGATATTGAAAAGAAAGAATGGTTAGATAAAACTGGTCGTCCATTAAACCCAGAGCATGCTCGTATTTATGATGAGATGAATAGAATTAAGACTCAAATGGAGATTAATGCTGAGGCTCAACATCGTCGTGATGAATATACTGAACAAATGTTTATGGTTAATAGTATGATTAGAGATTGCTTTAACCATTTAGGTTATACAGCTGAAGAGGCTAATGAAGTTGTTGATAGAGATCCATTTGGTATGATGCATGACTTAAACTATAATCCATACTATCAAACAGATGGTACATGGAATAGTTTCGTTCAACGTACAAATCCTCAAATGGGTGGCAATAACTATGATCCTGTGAGCGATAAAGATGTTAATGATTTGACTCCTGAAGAGTTCGAAGCATATGCTAAACGTGCCGAAACGTTAGCTAGAAATGCTAGAGCAGCAGCTGTAACTCCATTAACTACTGAACAAATTCTTAACGCTCAAGCACGTAGAGGTGCCGTAGGACCAAATGGTCGTATTCGTGTATATAATATGAGATCTCCATTAACTGCTAAGTTACAAGAGATCAATGATAGTCGTAAACCTGGCGAGCATAAGAACTTGATGAATCTATTTGATACATATTCTGAAGCAATGCCAGCTTACCAATATTCTATTAGTCATAGTCGTCCTAAAGATTTAAGTGGATTCTATGATCATAATCAATTTGATGAAGCTATCGAAAATTATGCTCATAAGACTCGAATCAGTAGAACTAGTGACTTATTGAATGAATTAGATGATAACCAAGCATTTGCTGAAGCAATGAATAATGGCATTCTTGGGTTATCATTACCTGATGAAATGGGATATAACTACAACAAACGTAGAGTAAACTTCGATAACTCTATCTTAGAGCAAATGGAAGCTACTAATAAACCATTCCCAGAAGGTGCTAGGATTAAAGATCCTGAATTTGAAACTTATGATGATAGACCGTTAAAGGAAATTCAGAAGGAAAGATATGGTATAGCTATGGATCGAGCAGCTAGACTTAAACAATACTTTGCTCCTGAACTTGGAGGTACATGGGATGCAACTGCAGTCAACGATAATGGATGATTTGACTGGCAACTTAGAAAACTCCAAGATCAATAGTAGGTTGTATCATGATGCGGATATATACCAAAGTATGAATACATTCACTACTTTGGAGGAGTTATTCGAATCTATTGAAGGTCCTTGCGTGTATGACTTCTTTACCGATGATGAATTAGCATTGATTAAGAAGATTATATTTGATCGTAAGGATAAAGCCTTCAAGAAAAAGTTCCAGAAACTAGATGCTATTGTTAAACCTAAAGGGTTTAAACGATCTGGTTGTGGTACAAACCGTGTTGTTTATGAACCACTTGATGATAATGCTACATTCTGTATTAAGATAGCATTAGATAGAGCTGGTTCTAAAAACAATCCAGACGAGATCGTTAATCAAAAGTATCTAAAACCATTTGTGGCTAAGTGTTTTGATATTAGTCAAGATGGTAATGTTGGTATATTCGAAAGAGTTGTACCGATTGAAAACCTCTATCAAATGTGGTCAGTACGTGAAGATATCTATAAGATAATGGAAACCATTGTAGGTAGATTTATCATAGATGACTTCGGTACTAAAGCATTTAAAAACTGGGGTTTACGTAAAGGATTCGGTCCAGTATTATTGGACTATGCAGATATGTATATATTGGATCCAAAGATTTTATATTGTACTCATACATTGAATCTAGATACCACTGAGCAATGTCGAGGTGAATTAGATTATGATGCAGGGTTTAACAATATTATATGTTTAAAGTGTGGCGGTATTCATATGGCATCTGAATTTAAAGATGGTCGTAAGAAGATCGCATTGTTCTCAAGAAAGAGGGAAATTGATATGACTATGAAAATTCAAATCTTCAAAAATGGCGAACTGTATTGGGATAATGATCATGGTGTATATGAGAAAGACATCAATGTCAATGAACCAAAAGAAAACAAATTAGATATCACTTCTAAATTAGATCTAGAAGAGATTGATAAGATGAAAGAAGATTTAGCTAAACTACAAGCTAAATCTGTAGCTAGTGAAGAAAAACTTCGTAAGCATTATGAAGATATGCGTAAAGTTGCTGATGATCATAAGAAAGAAAAGGCTGAAGAATACTTCAAAGAAGAAAAACCTGATTTGGTTATTGAGATTCCAGCAATCAATCCAGCTCCTAAACGTATCAATAAATACTTTGCTCCAAAGCCTGAAAGACCAGCTCGTGATCTAGAAAACACGATGCATAGCAAGGCTCTGGACAAGTTGTCTGAGGACATGAAAAAACCTCAAAATACGATTATCAGTAATCCTATAGTGGTTGAAACTAAGGAAACTGGGAATGTAAAAAATGATAAAGTCGTTGACATTAAAGTAGAAGAAAAACCTGTAGAGGAGAAAGAAGATATGTTGTTAAGTATTGATCAAATTAAAACTTTAGGTGAATTTATTGGTGAAGCTGCAGCAGATATTGAATCTGTTGTAGGTACTGAAGATGCTTATAGCTATAATGAGATCTTAGAATTAGATAAACAATTTACTCGAATCTTGAAAGATCTTTCCGATGATAAAGTAGTTCGTATTGAAGATCTTTTACCAGAAGTATTCTATGCTTATATTGATTCCGATATCAAAAAAGATAATGAAGTACGTGTAGGTGATTTCCGTCAAGCATTAGCTGATGAGTTAGCTTCCGCTGCTACTATTATCTTGAATATCAAGTTAGATATCGAAGCAGAATTTGAAGACGAAGATGAAGAAGAACAACCTAAAGTTCGTCGCCGTCGCATGTCAACAAGTGATCGTTATTAAGAGGTGATTCTAATGAATGGAATTACATTTACCAATGATCCAACACTAGCTGCTCAAGCTAGTGTTGATCCAGGTACTAGAGTGATTCTTGTAACTGAACATGCACCAGCAGTTCTATTACAGAATCCGAATGTAGTTAAGCTTCCTGTGTTACTTCCACCATTCAATGTAGTATCAGTCTATGTTGATTATGGTGAAGATGCATTTAAAGAAGCTTATGCATCATATCTTAACCAAGTAGATATTATTATGAATATCTTCTTAGTTGGTGCAGCATTACATGCTAAGAATGTAGTTGTATATACAACTGATGAAGAATGGAGTAAAGATAGTATTCCATTCATGGATATTCTTATTAGTGTATTTGCCACAGCATTACAATTACAGATGACTTATAATGGACCTAGCTTGGTTTCATTTGTGCCATCTATATTTAGTATTGGAAATGCAGTAACCAATCTATTCCAATATGGGTATATCAATGAACAAAGCTATGTTAGATATATGGCTAATACTTCATTTGATAGAAATACAGTTAACTCTTATCTCTTGAGCAAGAATATCAAGATTGATGAAGAAGTACCTGTAGAGTTACAAGATAAAGCATTCCAAAATATTATGGCTGTTAAGTCAGAAGACCCAAATTTAACTCCAGCATTAATGGGTGATTAGAATGAAGTTTGTATTTACTACAGAACCTATATATCAATACTATAGAGCTTATCTATATCCGTCTGATAAAGATAAATTAGATAAAGATCTTATGGTAGAATATGGAGACTATAAAGATTATTGGGATTTAAAGAATCAACAAGATGCTTTACCTGAGAATATCTTTGTAGCAGAACTAACTTCTAGAGATTATCCTAGAAATCCATGGAATTATGTAAGTCAGCTTATCAGTAAGCTGACTTATAGTTATCTTATTGATAATCCAGAATTCGAGAATGTCTTTAGTGAGATTTTATTCAATCAATCTGAAGAAGAATTCTATGAATTCTATAAAGCTATTGATAGATTCTATAATGGTTCTGAGATATTCATTATTGTAAGTAATGATGAATATTCTGATATGGTAACCCAAATGATGTGTAATGTAATCAGAAGAAACTATGGTATTCATCCACAGATCATTTATAATATAGATGATGTACTTAGTATTCGAGATGATATAGACTTCTCTCCTCAAGGAGCACAACTTGCATATTTGCAACGTAGTGCTTATTATAAACTTGAGGCTAAGAGAAGTTTAGAACCATTACAGATTTGGTACCCATTTGATATGAATACATATACAAATGCACTGGAGTAAATAATGAGACATTCTAAGATTGATATACTTATAGGTAATCCTATATATGAGTATACTTCAAAAGATGAAATCGACTGGGCTTACTATCTAGAGCTTAGAAAGATTGCTGAAGAAGATGTCTTATACTTTGATGATCATAAGCTAATATTAAATGATATCGATCTGGAAGATGATAATTTTAAAGTAGATGAATACGATAACTTTATTAGAGTTAGTGAATTCGTATTAATGTCAAAACAAGATATGTTTGGTATGAAAGAAACTATAGTCGGATTAGAACCACATATTATAGAGCTTCATAAAGACTATTTTATTGCATTGATATTTAAAGTAATGAATATGGTTGCTAATAATAATATTCAACTTGCTGTAGATACTATAAAGTCCACTTATATAGATTATGTAAGTGGTGAACTTAATGTAGGATACTACAGAGAATTCAATTTACAATCTAAATATAGAGTATGCAGTATTAACTACATTTATTATATCGATCTAGATCCAGAAGATATCAAATCAATAGATATTAGCTATAATGAAAAAGTACTAAGATATCTTGGATCCCTTATTTGGGGATTATATGGTAAAGTATAAATATATCCACTAGGAGTTTAACTCCTAGTGGTTTTCTTTTTTGTCATTTTGTAATAGTGGATATATATACTTGTATATTATTAAGGTGAATATATGATATAGTATTTAATATTGTTATTAAGGGATTTACTATGATCCCAGAAAGATGAGGTATATCATGTTCACTGTAAAAGATCAATTTGGTTTTGTTGTAGCAATTTGCAATAGCTTTGACAATGCAGTTAAAGCAGCTCATAAGTTTACCAATAAGAATATATATGTTGGTAAATCTGCTACTATTTTTGATGTCGATGGATTGGATATTTATAAAACAACAATATCTGCTATCGAAGACTAATTTAAAAAGGAGAACAAAAATGTTTGAATTAAAAAATGTTAAAAAATTTGCAGTTGACCATCCAGTAATCACATTCTTAGGTTGCTTCTTATATGGGTTTATCTTAGGGTTATGCATCGTGCATGACTTGAGATATTATGGATTAATCAAAAAATAATAATAAGGAGGATGGGAATATTCCCATCCTCCAAAGTTATTTATTTTTTTTTATTTGTAGCACCAGCATTATTGATTGCTGTATATGCAGTGATAGCTAGGAATATCTTCTTAGCAATCAAGTCAGGAATAATATCTTCTTTATAGAAGAGTCTAAGTTTATTAAGTAGATTGATAGATATACGTCCACTTACACTTTCCATTACAGCTAGACGCATCTCCTGTTCAAGTTCAGTATTGATATACTTAGAGTCTTGAATATTATTCATAACTGCAAATTCTTGAATAGATTCATTTATAAAAGAATCAATAGTCTGTGTCATCTCTTCTAAGGAAGTAGACATAGACATTTGAATCAAATCTAATTCTCTTTTATTTTTTTCTTTATATGAGTTGGCTATCTTATTAGCAACTTTATAAACTAAGAAGATTACAAGTAGGATAATAAAGTAATTAATACCCAGTACGATTAACTCCATATTCATTTAATACACTCCAATCTTGGACTTTATCTCTGAGTTTTAGGAGTTCACCAGTCTCGGTATCACCTAAAGAGATAGCATAATTTACGTAGTTTATTATTTTGTTTGCCAGCTCAATAGTTATACCATATTTGTATTCTTCTAAGAAAGCCATCCAGTTACCGAAACACATATCTGGATGGATATACATACCATTTGCATTATGGTATAGTTGATGTGCAGTTAAAGATAGCATTACAAGTTGTACTTTATTTTCAGTATGAACTTTCTTTAATAAGTTAACTAAGTCATATGAAGTAATATATCCAACTGTATTGATTGTATGCTCTGTTAAGATAACTGCAATATCAAAGATAGTTAGCATGTTATGATGCATTTCAATAGTTGCCATGTCTGCATAGATATTGCTATGTAATTGGCAGTGATCCATACCAAGATTCATTAGATACCCTTTATAGTGAGTATAAGTTCTAGATTTTCTAAATCTACTAACAGCATTCTTAATAAAGTTTGTATAAACATCTATATCCATTAATGTATATTTAGTTTGATAGAATGATAACTCAAAAGGTACATATGGAGATTTTAGTACTGGATTCACTGGATCTTTTTTTAATTGTAAGTCAGGGAATTCATTCATTTTACTAGGCTCCTTTGTAAAATTTGTCTATATCTATATGTTAAGGATAAGCACTTATTAGGGTTACATACTATTAAAGTAAAATCTAAATTCTCTCTGAAAGGAGGAAATTTATAATATGCAAAATCCTAATATGGATAAAGTGTTTACAGATTACCCATTTGTAGACGTATTAGTTTATTATGTAAAACAATTAGGCATGAACTGTATCGTTAAGTCTGAGACTGAAGCTACTAATAATGAGACTCAACGTACAGAATTCATGGGAGACCTATATATCCAATCTATTGAAGGTACAGCAGATTGGAGATTATATGATTATAGTGTAGATGTACTAGCTAGAGCTGGTGTACCATCTAATTATTTTAAAAGAGCAGTGGAAGATCCTATATATATCCCTGAAGACTATAGGGATAAAGCAAGAGATGAGGCTGCAAAAGTATTTATCACTAATTATGTAGAAGAGAATAATTATTATCGTAAGATCACTGGTTTACCTAACTTAGGTGCTGAAGGACTATTAGTCCCAGAAGATTTAAGAATAGATAATATTGGTATTGATTATAAGATTCCTCTACATGAGATGGATGATGCTACAATTAGTGAATTAGAAGAACGTGGTATTTGGGATAATATACTAGCTAGATATACTGAAGATGATTATGCATATCTTAAATATATTAAATCCAATATTGATATCTATAAAGCTAGAAAAGCAACTGAATTCCAATTACTTTGGTTACCATCTATTGATAACTCTGTAGTTAAAGAGAAGTTTGAACGTAGATTTAATGTAAATAGAGCATTTGCTATTAATACAATCTACTCTGAAGCTCATAGATTTGATAGTAAATATTATGATGCTTGGTTAACTATCTTTATTATCATTCAAACCATGATTGATTTAATATCTGAAGTTCAAGAGCATATCATTAATCTTGATGTGTTTGATGAACGTTGTGTAAGATATATATTCATGTCTCATGGTGTACCATACTATGATGAAATCCCATTGATCTATCAAGTTAGAATGATGAGACGACTTCATGAATTACTTAAATATAAATCGACTGCTAAATGTATGGTAGATATCTGCTCTATCTTTGGGTTTGATGATTTACGTATATTCAAATACTATCTATTACGTGATCGTAAAGTAGATAAAGATACTGGTGAATATGTATTCAACTATAAAGTTAAACAAGTATTAGATACAGACCAAAAAGTAGATGTAGCTAATGAGACTCTAACTACATTTGCTAGTAATGGTATTAAGATTCCATTCCCTCATGAGAACTTCCTCAATAAAGGTGGAGCTGTATTTGTTAATGTAGATGGTAAACGTGTATTAGAAGATAAGTATGACATCAAAGATGGTAAACTAGTCTTTAAGGACAATGAGTTCCTTAGAGGCAAGTCCAAACTTGAGTTTATATTCTTCTCTAATAGTGAATTCAATGATGATATCTCTAACTTAGATGGTTATAAGATTATCACTGAAGTTAGACAATATCCAATTCAAAATAATAATCAAAAGAACTTTACTATTGAATATCCTATAGGGGACTTTAATGAAAGAAATGGATTAATGTATTTATCTACTGGCGGTACTTTCATTGATCCAAGTAGATATAATATAAATGGTAATAAGATTACTTTTATTAAAGATACTGATTGGTCTAAAATCACTACAGAACGTTTACTATCTGTAATCTTTATTTATTCTCCAATTTATCCAATTAAAAGTAAGATAACCGAATTCAACTTCAAGACAGCTACAGATAAATCTGTTAGTAGTTTTGATATACCTGAACCATACTATAACTACATTCAGTATGGTGGTGAATTCTTTGCATTATATGGCTCTGTATTATTACCATCTGATAGATATATGATCAATGGGAAGAACTTCTCATTTGTATATCCTCAAGATAAGGTAACTAAGAATCGTACAGTTACATTTAATAATATTTATACTGAGGGCTTCGATGTAGAAATGGAAGAATCCTATTATACAACTACAGTAGAAACTCCAGGGATTCAAGAATATGATATTCAAGTACCATTCCAAGGATACCAAGAAAGTCAATATCCTATAGAAGTATTCTTGAATGATAAGCCAATCTATTCTTCTGAATATACTTTCTTAAAGAATAAGATTAAGATTCTAGATCAAACCAAAGTAATGCGTTCTGGTACTGAGATTAAGATTCACTTTATTTATCCTAAGAATAGAGATAGAATTACTTTAACTACTGCTGAAATACCAATTGAACGTATTATGAGTTCATTTAAAATAGACTTCCCATATGAAGGATATGATACTAAACGTAATAAGTGGATCATTACAATCAATGGTGAGATATTAGATAGATCTAACTTTATTATAAATGGTAATATCTTATCATTTAGAAATTCTAAAGACTATGTAGATGGAAAAGATGCCGTTAAAGTATACTTCTTCCAAGATCCACGTAATAACTATACAGTTCATATTACTGAAGATTCTCTTAAAGCTAGAGTTGCTAATCAAAAGATATTTACAATCAACTATCCATTCTATAATTATGAGAAATCTGGTAACGGTATGATTGTTACTATAGGTGGTACAGTTATTGATAAGTCTAGATATTCAGTATCTGGTACACTACTTACATTAGATGATTCTATTAATTTAGAAAAAGGTCGTGAAGTTAGATGTATCTTTATATACAACTCTATATATGATCATTTCAATAACTATATTAGAACTGAGTATAATATATATGATTTTAGAAATGGTAAGAGAGTTATAGATATACCATATCCGTATGATAATTTCTTAGAATCTGATAATAATAACCAAATGCAAATCTTATGTGAAGATGGTACTATATTGGAAGAGAATATAGATTATGAAGTAGTAGATGATCAAGCATTATTCTCTGATGTAGATAAGATTCTATCCCATGGTGATACTATACTATTTACATTCTCTTATGTAAATGCTAGACGTAAGAATATATTTATTGAAGATCCAACTAAAGATTATGATCTTAAGTTTGTTAAGATTCCTTTAAATGATTCTGCAGATAATTATATTCGTGATGAGTCTAAGTATATAGATTATGATGCATTTACTGAAGACGATTGGTTATGGACTAACGAATTTGATCCATTAGATATTAAGAATCAAATCCTTGAAAAGGAATTTAACTATGCTAGAACTAAGTATATCTCTATAGATACAGTTATGTCTATGAGTGATCTATCATTTAAGATTCCTTACTTCTTTAATATATTCTTTGATGATGAAAGATTTGAAGAACGTATTAGATTATCAGTTCCTAATATTAGACCTGATAAGACATTCAAGCTATCTTCTATCTTATGCTATCTATTCTCTTTATCTTACTTATATTATAATAAGAAAGATACTATTCAAACAGAGACTGTTCCAATTATGTATATTCAAGGATTCAACTTTGATGCGGATTTAGATTTACTCCGTAGAGATATTGAACGTAAATATGGTTATACATTAGAAGAGCTAAAAGTAGCTGACTTTAAGACATATAAACCCGGGATATCCATTAAAGGATTACTATCTATCTTAGAAAACAATACTAAGATATACGATGTAGTAGTCAAAGGTATGTATTATGCTGATAATAAACGTATATATGATGCATATAAATCAGTGTATGATGCTTTAATGATTAAGAAGTTTAGTAACAAATTCTTTAGAATCAATGGTTCTCAAGTTGCTAAGACTTATACAGAATACTTACGTTATCAGGATATAGATCTATATAACTCTATTCTTCGTATGAAGTCTATTGGTGAAGATCTACAACGTAAGAAAGCTATCACTAATACTATTATGGATACAGTTAAATATATTGAAGTATTTATGGGATCTGAAGACTATAAACAGTTATTTAACTATCTTCCTGGTATCGGCATTGATTACTTGAAGATGTATGTATCTAAAGTTATAGATTTCTTTAAATCTTATAAGATTGAATTAGCTGGTTTAACTACAGTTTATAACTTCGATAGAAGATATAGCCAATATATTAAACCAATAGATGCAGTTAAATATCTAGCTAAGTTAAGCAATGAAGACTTCGAATTATTCTATGATGGATTCAGTAGCTATATTGCTAAGAAATATGAAATAGATAAGATTACTCAAAAAGAATTAGTATATATCTTAAGATACTACTTCAAGAAATATGGTATTAAAGATCATGGTATATCTACATTAGATCCAACTACTGATGTACATGATAAGATTCATATCTTTGCTGTACTTAAACGTACTGATGACTTACGTAATCTTATTAAGAAAGAGCTTATAGTTTACACTAATACATTAAGAATACATCATTATGGTATATCTGAAATGTATGATCAAATTGGTTATAGAGCTAAACGTAAGAATATTGATAACTTTGAATTACATGATCATGTATATGTATCCCAGTACGATACAAATAGATAACCAAAACATAATAATAAATTTTGAAGATAAAAACTAATTGGAGGTAAATGTAAGATGCCTGATAAACAGTTGCATATTGCAGAATTTAGTCATACTAATGATGACAGTAATATTACTGCAACACATAACCGAACCAACATTAAAGTCTTTGTTGGTGGTACTGATATCTTATTATATGAAGGTGAAAATAAAATCATCTTACCTGGAGCAGAATATACTGCTACTCAACATTTTGATATTCCTAGACAATATACTACACCATCTTATAATACAGAAATGAATCTAGAAAACTCTGTATTTGAAACACCATCTACACCAGAAAAAGTTTACTTATTCTGTGTTGGTACTGATGGTTGTGGTCGTGAAAACTCTCAAGTATATGAAGTAAACTATGCTAAATGGTGTGCACCAGAGTATTTGGTTCCATTCCGTTTCCCATTGATTACTGAAGACTTGACTGATGCTAAAAAAGAAATCTACCATGGTAGTAAAATCATTGGTAACCGTGTTGCATACTACTTCAAAACATTTGAATCTAAACCAGTTAAAAAGATTCGTTTTGAAGATGGTACTACAGTAGATGCTACTATTTACAATTCAACTAAAGAATCTGAAGTTGAAACTTTCATTGAAATCAACTTAAAGATTACTGAAGAAGAATGTCGTGAATGGTTCATCAATACAGTTGGTATCAATGAAGCACGTATCAATACAATCTCTCTATGTACTGCATGGAAGAAAGAAATCAATGGTAAACAATACTATCAAGATATTCGTCCATTGACAAAATATAATATGCCAAATGAACAATTGATTGAGCTTTCTAAAGGCTTAGATATTGTTTATCAAATCTATTATTAAAATCAAAAGGTATCCCTATAGGAGTTGAACTCCTATAGGGGTATTCTTTTACATATTGTTTAGATATCTAGATAATACACTACGAGAATTAATATCATCAACTACTGTATGGATGTCTTCCTCAGACATATATTGGAATGCATCCATAGCAGATTTATTCATTAAGTCTTTTACCATATATTCAGATCTACAAGTTGCTAAGTATCCAGTACATAAAGATGCTAACTTATCAATATCTTTATTAAGTATACATAATGTCATAAATATACCTAACGCTTTACCTTCTTTAGAAGATGCAGTATGACGTATTTGGCTAATAACCATACCAAGTACTTTATCAAATATTGCATAAGATTTATCTAAAGCTATAGTTAAGCATTCATAGTTATTCTTAGCTAAGAATAAATCAGGTGTTGGTATTGCTTTATTGATCATACATATGATAGTATAAGACTCCGATTTGATTGCATTCAATAATAATCTATGATAATCTAAATCTATATTTAGAAATACTAGAGTAGCTCTAAATATATTACTATATTCATCATTTGAGACAATTATATCAAAAGCATCATCTAAAGAATACTTTGTCTCTCTAGGAATACT